GTCTTCGTGTGCAGTGATGATCGCGGTGGCGAGGTCCGCCGGCGGCGCGTCTTGTTCTACCGTGTGCGTCAGCGGGCCGTGGCGGCGGGTCATTTCGCCGATAAACGCGAAGCGGGTCGTCACGGCGGGCGTCCCGGCCAGCCAGGCCTCGTTGAGCGCCAGCGGGTGGCCTTCGCTTTCACTCGGCAGCACGAAGACGTCGGCGGCGGCCAGGGCGTCGCCGACGTGGGAGATTGGGTCGTGGAAGTGGACGCGGCTTGGCGCCACGGCGGCGGCGATGCCCCGGAGGGTCTTTTCGCATTCACCGTATCCCACGAGTTCGATCCGCCATCGCGAATCCAGGTGAGCGGCCGCGTGAATCAGCCGATCGACCCGTTTCACCTGGGCGAAGCGACCGAGAAAGAGGGCGACTTTCTCGCCCGGCCGCACGCCCCAGCGTTCGCGCTGCATGTCGCGGCCCAACCGCAACGTGACGCGATCTACCTCGGCCCCGTTGTAAATGACGGTCACGCGGTCCCGCTGTGACTGCGGAAACGCCGTCGCGGCCGCCTGCGACACCGCCGCCCAGTGATCGCCGCCGACGCAGCGACGGGCGAGGTTCCGCACGTGCACTGGCCAGGCGCCGTCGCTGTGGCTGACCTCGATGATCGGCACGTTGGCGTGCGGGCGTAACAGCGGCAGCCATCGCCAGCCCCAAGCGATGAGCACGTCGGCGCCGTGCTCATCGACGGCCTGCCCGAGAAGACCGCGGACCGTCTCGGGACCTTGTCTCGCCTGGCGTAACACCGGGCAATGCCGCGACAATTCGGCGGCCACGCCGGCATCGGCCTGGTCGCCGGCCAGAATGACGGCCGCCGGCGCCACGGCGGTAAAGTGGCGACAGAGGGAGGCGATCCACCGCGGCGCCCCGCCGACACCCAGGCTCGGCGTCAAAAACGCGACTCGAATCATGCGGGGAGCTCCAAGTCGTCGAACGGGTCCCAGCCGGCAGTGGCGTCTGGCTGATCGCCGAAGCGGTCGATACGAGGGAAAGTCGCGGTGGGCTCAGGTAGCCCAAGAAATTCGCACAGCGGCGCCCACTCGGCCCGAATGGTGACATCCCATTCCAGAAAGCGGCTCGCGTCTATCGTCGCCGCGAACTCGCGAATGCGAGCGTAATGAGCATTGCGGTAGGCGCCGAACGATTCCAGCGGGCGTCGCCAGAGTAAGTGCCGCCAGTGGTTCGACGTCGCGACCTCATAGACTCGCTTGCATGATGTGAGCCAAGGTCCGACGTTGCGCGTGTTGAGGATATACTTTACCTCGCTGCCGTATCGCTGGTATCGCTGCTCGATCATCGCCGGCGGAATGTAGACCTCGACGGCCGCCGGAAATCGGTCGAACATCGCCCGGTCGCGCCCGGGTCCATGCACGCACGAGCCGACGAGGCGGCCCAATGCCGCCGCCAACGACTGGTTGCCGCTGCGGGGCAGCCCAAGTGCGACGATCTTTTCCATGCCGGGGGCCTCATTTCTTGGGCGTGGCTACGTAGGAGATGAGGAGCCCATCTTCGTATTCGCACCGATGATATGTGCCGTAGTGGTCGTACCACCCGACGCTCTGGGTGATGCCGTTGTTGCCGGCGCTGGACTGCGTGCCGCCCGCGAATTTGTGGCGATTGGTGGTTGTCGTAAGGGCGTTGGCGACTTCCAGGCGCGTGGTAAGACCGGCATACTTGTTCGGTGACGTCTTGATCACCATTTTCATCGGAACCGTCTTGTCCGAGACGGCGCCGTTGACTTCGAATCCGAACCCGGCGCCAAAAACATACTCGTTGCCGTCCCAGCCCATCCCGTAGAAATTCCCCACCTGGTCGGCATTCTGAACCGCCGAGCCGTCGCGTTCGCGGGCGAATGCGATCTGTGCGGCGGAGTTGTCCAGCGTTCCCGTGCGATGCACGCACAGCGCATAGCCGTTGTAGCCAGCGGCGGCGATAAGCGCCGCCTGGTCTCGAACGCCGAATTCCGTGACGATGCTGTGGTCTTCGGCATGGTTTGCGTCGATCACCAGCGAGCCGTTGTAGCGGAAGTAGTCTGGCGTGTGCTCGATCTTGCTGTTTGTGTTGTTGCTGCCGACTTGCGTCTCGAAATAACCATCGTCGGAATTTCCAGCCCATTGCTGCCGCGCATAGTTTGTGGCTTGCGCGAATTCCTCGCCGTAGTGGATGGCGACATCCGCGTCGCAATAGACGGAATGATCCAGCCGAAGGTTGCGGGTTTGTTCGCTGTACGAGACAAAAATCGTGTCGTAGCCGCCGGGGTCGTCTTCGTCGCCGCTGGAATCGTAGTCGTCGCCGCAGCAACCGGCGCCAGGGGCGATGACCTCCCAGCGTTGGGAATCCGGCTGGAATGCCGCCCAGACGTAGGAGTCGGCGAGGAACGCATGATACCGCGGGACCAGGCCCAGCGGATCGTAGACGTAGACCTCCTCGGCCCCAGACGCCGGGCAAGCGTCGTCGATGGTCTCGCCGCTGCTGTAGCCATCAGTTTCGATACGGACGGCGTGTGCCGAGGAGCATCGGCTCAAGTCCGTGAGTAGCCGGAATCGCGCCAGGGAAGACGTTGTCGAAGGCGGGCCAAGGCGGACGATGCCCCAGTAGCTACCGGGGTCCTTCCAGAGGACTTGCGCGCCGCCCGTGGCGTTGCTGACCAGCCCGGTCGTCACGCCGTCACTGATGTCGGCGTAGCGGTGGTCCGGGTCCGCCACCGTAACCTGCGCCGCGCACACGCCACTGATACACGCGCGACCGATGGCGCCGGCCGCCAGCGGTTCGAGCAGGATCACGAATCGGCCACGATGGTAGTCCGTGTTGGGCGTTACGCCCTCGATAGCCACCTGCCGTTTGAATTCGGCGAGGTTGGCGGCCGGGGCGATGATAGGGGAGTCGATACCGAGTACTCCGAAGCGGCCGACGTCGGCCCCGGTGGCGTTGCGGACCTTGACGATGCCGCTTTGGCGTACCTCATCCGAGCCGACGGCCCCGGTCGCGAACTGGCCGCCCTTGGCCTTACGGGCGGCGTCCAGCATCGCGTTCCACTGGCCGGCCGAGATTTTTAATTGCTGGCCGCCGCGGACTTTTTGGGTTTCGCGGCCGGCCATTACGTGGTCCCTATGCCAAGGCCTGAAAAGTCGCCGTACTCATAGACCCGCTCGACATAGACCGACTGCGGCTTCTTGATGAGCTGGTTCTCGTCCTCGTCGTCCGCGAACCGCACCCACAGATACTCCCAGCCGCCTTTTTCGATGTCGGCCAGGTAGTCGTCGTCGAACGAGACGGTGGTATGCGGGCTGGCCGCGAAGCTGAACGTGATTTCCCAATCGTCGGCGCCCTTCTGCGAGCCGGAAGCCCCCATGAACAGCACCTCACCTTTGGCGAATCCTTTGAACGCGGCGTCGTTGACCGTGCCCGTCAGACCTGCCAGCGTTTTGGCGTAGGCGAGGGTGACCGACGCAAGCGGAATCTTGTGGGTCTCCGTGAAGTTGAAAACCGGGATCGTGATGTCGGTCCCAGACACGTTGTCGCCGTTGACGCCGATCGCGCCTTTGAGGTCGGGGGCGACTTGGCCGGCCGTGGCCACCGTCTCCAGGCTCTGGGTGATATGCGCCGTGCCGCCGCCGGTATCAAACGTCCGCTGCGAGTCGCCCTTGTCTCGCACGTAGTTGACGGTGACGGTCCATACGCCGCTTTCGGTGACCGTGTCGATCCACACCGGTTCGAGGCTGATACTGTCCACGACTAGCGAGAGGTAGGACGCCGGAGCCGCCGCGTCGACCTGGGCCCGCACCACGGATTCGTCGGCCGTGCCGCGAACCGTGTAGGTCAGGGTCGCGGTCGAATCCACGGCGTCGGTCGCCGCTCGGGAATCGATGTTCTCGGTGATGGTGACCGCCATGCGTTACTCCGCGAATACCAGGGGCCCGGCCCGGTCGACCAGATCGTCGATGCCGTCGGCGATCCGCTCTTGGGTCTTGAGTTGCCGCTCGGCCAAGCTGTCGGCGCCCAAGCCCCGCAGCGCGGCCGCCGAGAACGTCCCCTTGGCTTCGACCTTGGCCTGTTCGGCGGTCAGGTTCTCACCAACACCCGTAAAATCGGGGACTCCGGGTTTGCCGGTCTCATCGGGGCCCTGTTCGGCGTCCGCCTCGGCCCGCTTGGCGGCCGCCTCGGCGATGGCCGCTTCCCACTCTCGCCGAGCTTCGTCGAGATCGCTCTGCGTACCGGCCAACTCGTCCCGGTACTTGGCCTGGCGGCGGGCTTCGTCCTCTGCCTTCATTTCATCGAGCGTGGCGTTGGCCCCGGCTCGATTTCGCTCGATTGCGGCACGCCGCGCTCGACGGTCTTTGTCACGCTGGCCGACCGCGGCGGTAAGCTTGGCGTCGGCGCCCGCCTGCTTGGCGTCGGTTTCCTGGTTGATCCGCTTGATTTCCGCCTCGACATCGATGTCGCTATCAACCAACCCCTTGAGCCGCGTCCACGCCTTTTTGAGAAAACCGACGGTCGAATGCCAGGTCTTCGTCAGCATCGTGGTGAACACGCCCCAGGCGTCGGCCAAGAACCCGACCGTCTCGGCCCAACCAATCTCGACCGCCGCCCAACCATCGTTGAGCAGCTTGGCGACGCCGTAGACGGCGTCACTCCACAGCCCTACGAAAAAGTCCTTGGCCTGGACCCACAAGCCATTGAGAAAATGAATCCCCCGTTTCCATTCCATTTTGAGTGTCAGCCACAGCACCTTGGCGGCCAGGGCGATGTCCCCGGCGGCCAAGGCGTCGCCAATCCCCTGCCAGGCGGCTAGAGCGGTTTCTTTCAGACGATTGAAGGTCTCGCCCAGCCAGGCCACCGCCTTCCCGCCCGCCTCGGTGTAGAACAGGATGTAAGCCCCCAGGGCGACGACGGCCGCGATCACGCCGACAATGATCAGACCTATGGGCGAGAACACGGCCGCCAGGATCGAGCCGGCCACCGAGAACGCGGTTCCGATGAATCCGGCGACCGTGACGAGGCCGCTCAGGGCGAACCCGATGGCCGAGACAATCGCGCCGAAGGCCAGCAGCCCCGCCCCCACGGCCAGCACGACGGCGCCAATCTTGAATATCGTGGCGAACAGCCGCTTGTTCTGCTTCACCCAGTTCACGGCGGCGACGACGAACTTGGTGACCGCCCCCAGGGCTTTGGTGATGTCACCCGCCAACGCCGCCCCAATCTGCATCGAGGCCGCCTTGGTCGCCTGCTTCACGCGGTTCATGGCGTCGGTCAGATCGGCGGCCGACTGGGCGTCTTCACTACTGATTTCCAGGTTCAGCCCCCGCGCTTCCGCCTGCAGGGCCTCGATCCCCTCCCGCCCGCCGTCCAAAAGCGGAATCAGCTTCTGCCCGCTACGGCCCAGCAGGTCCATCGCCAGGGCCGCCTTGGTCGTCGGGTCCTCGACCTGACTGAGCCGCTCGGCCAGGGTCTTGAACTGCTGTTCGGGCGACAATCCCTGCAGGTCACTGACGCTGGCTCCCAAGGCGTCGAGGGCGTCGACCGCCGTTTTCGAGCCTTGGGCCGCATCAAAAATACTGGCCTGCATCCGCCGCACGCCGGATTCGAGCGTTTGGAGGTTGGCCCCCGACTGTTCGGCCGCGAAACCCAGGGTCGAGAGGGCCTCGGTACTCATCCCGGTCCGCAGCGACATCTTGTTGAGATCGTCGCCGGCCGAGGCGAATTGCCGGGTCATGGCCGCCAGGGGGGCGGTCACCGCGGCGCCCATCCCGGCCACCCGCAGTCCGATACTCCGCACGCCGGCCCCGAACGCCTTGAGCCGCGCGGAGGCCCGCTTCAGACCGCGCACCAACTTATTATCGCTGGTGGCGATCTCGACGTAGGCGCGGCCGGCGCGGATTCCCTGGGCAGATGCCACGTGCGTTACTCCTCGTCTTCAACCGGTAAGGCGTATTAGCCCTCGGGCAGCACGAACGCGACAATCAGCCAGTTCGCGTTGCCTCCTTTTTGCTCAAGAGCCCGCCGTAGCGGTCGAGGTCTGCGTGCTTGATCTGAATGCCCTGCTTGATCTGCTCGATCAGGGCCGCCGAGGGCTGCTTGCCGTGGTTGGCCTCTGCGTAGGTGTTCAGGACGAACCGAAGCGCCGCATCGAGCTTAGCCAGGCCGCTGTTGGGCGCGTGATCCGGGATCTGCTTCTCGGCCAGCTTGATGCCGGTGATGATGCTGCCCTCGTACTGCTTCCACTTCTCCTGCAGCGGGTGGATCTTGCTTTCCAGGAAAATGAAGAAGCCGACCAGCGCCGCCCAGATGATGGCGAAGCCGATGCCGGAACTGAGGACCGTCCAGATGCCGTTCATGTTTATGTGCCTTTCTGGGTTTCAAGTGCCTCTTCCGGGGCGGTTATCGACGAACACGGTTTTCAACACCCGTAGGTTGGCTTTCGGGGGTTTTGCCCGGGCGTGGCGGGCCAACGGATTGAAGTCGGCCGGCCGAAACGCGCCATGCTTCTTGGGGTCGCGATGGATGTTGGCCAGCAGGGCCAGCACGTGGGAGGTATGTTCCCACCGCTCTTGCCGCCGGGCGTCGGCCATCCAGCACAACTCCCGCAGCGTTCGCGGGCCGGGGTCGATGCCCGCGATCCCCGCCAATTGCCAGGTCAGGCGTTCGATGCCGGCCGTTGTGAGGCCTGGCTTAGCAGCTTGTCGAGTTCCTGGTCCAGCGCCGGATCGTCCAGTTGTTGGTTGATCACGGCGATCAGCTTGTCCTGGAACGCATTCAGTTTCGCTATCGCCTTGCGGAGCGCTTCCCGCTGCTCCGGCTTGCGGAAAAAATCCGACAGTTCCCCCATGATGGCGGCCAGCGCGAATTCGAGCGTGTCGCCCGCCATCGCACGCCCGAAGTCCTCGTCGCTGATGTTCTTCGCGTCCGCCTCCGGCTTCACCAGCACATAGGCCACGTCGCACAGGAAGAGTTCGTCGCTGTACAGCCGCTCGATGAGCCGGTTGTCCTTCTGGACGACGTCCCGCAGATCGACATCCAGCAGGCCCTTGACCCGTTTGATGGCGTCGACATTGACGGCAATCGTCCAGTCGCGGCCCAGGTTGTCCTTGAAGCTTTTCATGGTTCGATCCCGTTAATCCACTCGGGGGCGGCCGCGGCATACGTCGGCTTGAGTGTCACGTCGACCATGATCGCCTCTTCGAGGGTTTCGTTGCGAGTAAAGTTGAAGATATCGAAAGTCGCCCGAAGGCCCTGGCTGGCGGCGTCCCACATTTCGCCGTCCATCACCGCGAACTCGATGGGGGCATTGCCCAGGAAGGCATCACGAATCGCCTCAAAGTGGGCGTCGTCGTTGTCCCATACCATCTGGAACTCGACGCTGGCGTCCTTGAGCGTACCGACCGTGGCCCGCCAGCCGGCGTTGGCCCGCGTGGTCACGTCCGCCTCTCCCTTTTCCAAGCTGAGCGTGACGTCCTTGACGTTGCCGATTTCGACCCACGTCTCGGAACCGGGGGCGCCGGTGTTGCGGTACAGTTTGGCGTCTAAGCCGAGCTTGGTAGCCACGGTCTCTCTCCTGTTTACTTCACGCTGCCGGCCCAGAACTTGGGCAGGCGGGACTTGACCTTTTCGAGTGCCGGCCCCATGAAGGGCCGCCGCCGATAACGTTGCCGCTTATACCGGCCGCCATGCTCGTGCGCGGCGGCGGAGATCCCCACCACCGAATGATCCGGGCCGATGGTGACTTGTTCCTTGTCCTTCTCCACCGCGTAGCGGAGGGCCTTTTTCAGCGCCCCTTGGCGGGTGCTCGGGGGCGAGCCCTCGGGACTGGGCTTCTTGCGGCGGCGGATACTGCGCCGGGCCGTCAGTCGGATCGCCGCGCCGGCGTGGCCGAGGCTTTCAATGTTGGCCCGCTCGGCGCGGTGGATCACGTTGTTCACGTCGCTGTGGATTTTCACCGTCATTCTCACCATCGGTCATCTCCCCACGCGGAAGGTGAACGTGATCACGCTGGTGAACTGCCGCAGTTCGTCGTAATGCTCCTGGGCGTAGACCGGCGCGTTCTCGGTCTTCACCCAGGCTGCGCCCGGATAGGCGGTGAGGCGACGCAGGCGGAAGAAGTCGGCGATCTCCTCGACCAGCGTCATCAGTGGATCGAGTTCTGCGGCATCGCCCGTGGCGAACTTCTTCTGTACCGCGACATCGACCTGGTAGTCGACGAGATTCTGGCTGCGGCTGTGCGCTCCGACCGACAGCCCCTTGGGCACCACCGTCACTCGCAGCTGCTTCATATCCTTCAGTTCAAACAGCGGCACGTAGTGTCGCTCGGCCGAGAAGGACTGGCTGAAGCTGCCGCCGTTCAATTCGGCGACAACCGCGTCGGCGATGTTGATGATGGTCGCCATCAGGTTTCCTCAACGTCGACTTGCTTGGTGTGAATTCGTAGCGTCTTGCGGTACGGATCGCTGTACCGCCAATGCGGCTCCTTGCCGGGGGCCATCACCTCGTACACGAAGGTCGCGCCACCCTCGCTCTCTCGAATCCGGTCGCCCCGCTCGGGCAGAGCCGGACTGCCGTCGAGCACCAGGTCCGCCGTGAGAATCAGGTAGTCACGGGCCTCCGTCCGCTCGAGCACCGCATGGCCGTTGTCGATCTGGAACACGGTGCGGCCGACAGTCGCCGATACATCGACCGACGACGCGCCGCGGGCATAGGTCACCGTCTTGGTAGCGTGCTTCGTGCGCTGGTCGTCGAGCCAGGCAGAGCCTTTGGAGAGCAAGTCAGTCACGCTGTCCTCCTACTGAAACAGGCGAACGCGAACTGTTGCATCGTCGTCGGCCGCGTCCTTGACCGCATCGAGGTCGGGGAACTCCCACCGGGCTGCTTCCCTGGCGCCGGCCAAGAATGCTTCCCGGTAAGCCCGCTCGGCGATCTTCTTCTCCGGCGTGTCCGGCCAGTCGGGTCCGTCTTCGTAACAGCGATCGTAGACGCTTCCATTCCAATTCAAGGCAACCAATGCTCTCATCTCCTCTTGCTTGCCCGGGTCAGTTCATGCTGGGCTCCGGAATCGAGTGGCCATCTTCGGCCTGCTCCGGATGCTCCCGATCCCATTGGGCCAAGAGCCATCGCGTAAGGGTATCCACGCGATTGGCCCATCGCTCCCTGGCCTCCGGCGACGGCTCGCAGGTCGCCACCGAGAACTCGAACTGCCCGATCTGTTCCCTGATACCATCCATGTTCTGCTCCTTAAGCTTCCATCGAAAACGAAGGCGGGAGCGCGGTGGCTGGATACGGACCACCGCGCCCCCGATGCGAAGTGCTGAGAGCTTACACTTCGCCCCTCGCCTTGTAGGCCGCGCGGTGATCGGCCAATGCACAACCGAAATCGTGGTACACGCGCCACTGGGCAGCCAGGACGTTCGGGTCGGCGTCGAAGCCGAAGAACTCGACCGTCGGGGCCTGCTTGCCCTGTAGGAAGGCCACGATGACCGCGGCGTCCTGCGGGCCGGCGAACAAGTACCATGCCTTGGCCGAGGTGCCGGTGAACCGGCCGCTATTGGACAACCGGGGCTCCACTTCCAGCGACACCACGTTCTTCAGGGCATTGCCGGTGGGCTCGTTGGCGTTGGCCCGCTGGATGTAATCCGACTGCAACAGCTCCTTGGCCGGCTGCGACAGCTCCGGCGGCACCAGCAGGACCTTGGGCCGGATGTCCAGATCCCGACCCTCGTCATCGCGCTGGGCCAGCATCTTGGCGATGCCGGCGGCCAGGGCGTCGACCGAGAGGGCCGAGTCCGCACCCGACAGGTAGTTGCCGTGGCCCGTCGAGAAGAAGCTGCCGGCGTTGGCCAGCAGGACTCGGAACACCAGATCGCTCACCGCCCGCATGGCCGAGCGGCCCAAGCTGCTGGCCGTATCATTGAAAACGCCCAGGTCGTCGTTGATGACGTCCCGCCGGTCGATGCCGATGATCTTGCCGAAGGTGTCCACCTGATACTGGTAGATGGCCTCCTTGATCGAGCCGTACTTCAACTCGCCGCCGGGCGCGATCTGCTCGAGTTCGCCGGTCTGCGTCGTGCGGACGCCCGTGTGCTGCTTGAAGTCGTTGGCCGACTTCACGGCCGCAAACGCCTGCCAGGTGGCCGGCGACTCGGTGTACGCCTCCATGAGCAGCTTGTTGGCCGCATCGCCGAGGGCGGTCGGCAGGCTCATCGTGGACAGCCCGGCCCGGATCAGGCCATCGCGCCCATGCGGGGCCTCGATGCCTTCCATCCGCAGCGCGGCCCGGCAGAGGTCCAGCAGGTTCGTGACCCGCATGTCGCGTGCCCGCTGCGCGGCCTCGGCACCGAGCATCTTCTCGGCCAAGCCTTCGCAGTTCATGTGGGCCAGGATCGCCGCCTCCAGCACCTTGCGATCCGGCACGAACTCGAAGCCGCGCACCGCCGGCGTCGTGGGGCGCGATGCCCGCAGGACCTCGAGCTTGGTCTGGTCGATGTCCCAGCTCTCCTGGATGGCCTTCGCCTCGATCTCTCCGAACCGGCCACCGCATGCTGCGCGGATGCCGTTGATCCGCTTGGTTTCGGCCAGGGCGGTCTCGCGGATCTGCTCGGCCGTGGGTTCCAAAGTTTCCGTACTCATGTTCAATCTCCTCTTCTCTGAAGCTGCAATCGCCACGGAGGTCTTGGGGTCGGCCCCCAGGGCGACGATGGATACTTCCCGCAGGACCGATGACCGCACGAGGGTCATGCCGGTTCGCGGGCTGGTGATGGACCGGCCGTTGGCGACGACGGTGTTGCCGGGCCGGATACGTTCGTAATCCGTGGGCGCGACGCCCACGCTGGCCTGGAACCGGAAACCAACCCGGGCCAGGTCGATGATCTGTCTGGCCGCCTCAGTGGTAGGCGCGATCGTGCCGGCGACGATCAGCCGGTCGCCATCGACTCGGGCCTGGCCGTGGCCGACGATTCCCCGCAGGGTCGCGTCGTGATCGGCCAGGATGCCGATCTGCTCGGCCGAGGCATCGACGCCGGCCAGTTCAATGGCCACCGGGCCCCAGCCGGGAACGGTCATCAAGCCACCGGTGTAGGCGACGATGCTGACCCGCGGAATTGCAGGGGCTGCCGCGGCCTCGATTTGAACCTCGCCGGCGGTCAACAGAATTGCCTCTTCCGTGACCGTGCTCATGACTTCTTGCCCTTCTTCTTGGACGACGTGATGAGCGGCTTGATGCCCTTGGCCAGGGGCTTCTGGGCCTTCAAGCGGGCTCGCATGTCATCGCATAGTGAAAATGAAACGTGGCCATCATTTCCCATCCGAGGCGGATGGACGTGCATGATGAACCAGTCGGGCACTGAGTTGGCGGGGACAACGACTTCCCCGAACTCTTCCCGCACCTCGTCCATCGCATCCCGCAGGGCGCGATGGTACTGCTCTGCGTCGATCCCCAGGACCATGTTGCAGATGGATGTCGGCGTATAAAGCTGCCGCTCTTCGAAGTCCTGAGCGGCCAGATCGATGTCCTTCGGATACCACTTGTAATTGCGACCCCCCTGGCGATCCGGGGAGACGGTTTGCTGCCGGATCATGTAATTGAGCGACGGAATCGAGGCATCGAAGCCGCGCGACCGCAGTTCGATCACCACCTCCTCCGTGCTTTTCGGGTACTCGTCGGGCTCCCCGAAGCAGACGAATTCCTCATACGCCTTTCTGCCCAATGTCGATGCCATAACCTTTCTCCTGAGTCCATTTAGCATAAATTATGCAGAACGGATGTAATTGTAGCAACGAGATTCCTAAGCTCAAGCGGATTTCAAAGATTTTCGACTCACAGGAGTTCGGCTGTAGCGCGAAGCTGGTATTGCGACAAAATCTGCTCCACGGTTCGGGGGGTGTTGACGCCACGAATTTTGCGCGCGAGAATCGTCATTTGGGTGATACTGCCCAACCTGGCCTATCGGAGGTACTAGCTATGGCTTGGAATACTTCTAGCGTGGTGTCTAGAGCTATCCGCACAAGGGGATTGCTCATTCGCATGAGGCTCTTCGTCGGCCCGATCGCTGCCGTCGGCATCCTGGCACTTGTAGGGTGTGGTAAATCGACGCCATCAACCGCCCCTCGACCCCTTCCTGCGGCATCCAAGCCGTCTACAAAACCCCTTCCTCCGGAATACCGCATTCTGGCCGAGAACCTTGGGTTGGAGATTAAGCCTTCGCCTGACCAGTTTCGGGATAATAAGGGAACGACACAAATCATTGCGGAAGGGCATGAATCAATCATGGCCTTACGGAACATCGAGTCGTCGGACCGAGACATAGCTTACGTGGCTGAGCAGGCCCAGGGCGCGTTCTCCGAAGCAATTAAGCGAATGGAACGGATCAACTCGCTTCCCAAACCGCCGGGGGCGGGTGAGTTGTTCGTCTCGTCCTTTATTGATGGATTCTTTGGCAATGTCTTTGGGGGCTATGCGCGAGGCCAGGAAGCCGAAGGTAAGCAGGCGGCGATTATCACAGAAGCTGAGGCGATGCTCGCTGCCATCGAAAAGGCCGACGCTGCCCACCAGTTACTGCCGAAAATTGCGGAAAAGTACTCCGCAACTTTCTGCGACTCCACGGATAGAATTGCCGTCGATTGTGATGAGTCATGGGGATGGTTTGGGCCTCATGACTGGTGTTCCTTTAGGAACTGTGGGGCGGCCCTGGAGGACTGCACAATCGTCGTGCAACTGACTGGAGCAAGCGGAGAAGTTCGTAAGAATGTTCATTTTGTCAAGGCGTGGCCGGCGAACACATGGTTGTACGCCAGATACTCACCGGGACAAGAAATGCTGGGTCGGAAATCCGGACGCATGACTGTGTCTGGCATAAGGCAGGTCGACGTGACGATCTACTCTCCTCAGTTCGCCACGCTCATCAAGTACGTCTACGAAGGGGTGGAGAAAGACAGGCATATAGCCGCTCACTGCAAAGACCTGACTTTGAAGGGCCGCTATCAGCCATTCGTCGGTGGAATGGTTTGGGACACAGAACGCGGTGCATACTTCACACTCGATGGAGTTGCAGTGATCCCGAAGTGTCGGGTTGATCTTACTTTCCGCCGCGGCTCAGAGTCAAAGAGCTTCTTCTGGAACTTTGATTACTGGAAGAAGGGAGACGAAAAATGGTTTGGCACATCGAAGGGCCAACTGACCTTCGATCCAGACAGTATTGAAATTACCGTATCCTTCCCTGACACCAACTATAAGCACGAGCGGACGTTGACGGTCAAGAAGTGATCTAAAGCAGGAGTACGAAATGCCGTTCGATCCACAACATGTCGGTTTCACTTGGGTGGCAGAAACCACGCTGACAGGACCCACAGGCGAGACTATGGTCGTTCGGCCATACGCTGCAAACTTTGCAGGTCTCCGGGACGCAAACGGTCAGCGGATTGAAGAATGCTACCGCTACTATACGAGCAGTCACGGAATTCTGACTGAACTTGAAGTCAAGAAGTGGCTGGCTGGCGGGGATGCTGTTTGTTCGCAATTGCTCTCCGCGTTTCGCACGTTGTTCGGCGGACAAGTTGGGACTCGCTTAACGTTGGAGTACGTCGTTGGTTCGCTCAAACAGGACGGCTTCGCGGATAGCACAATTGAGGTGAACCTGCGATGGTTATTGCAGGATGGGTACGTGGCTGCGACGAACGAAGACGGGGGGTGGGTGCTTGAGATGGTAAGACCATGACCGGTCGCTCGGGAGCCATAAATATGAGACACCGAGCTACTTGACCGGCCCGGGCTTCGGGGCGATGTGATGACGCTTGAGGACAGCGAGGGAGGAGAGAGACTAAATGGCGAGTACGAATGATGTATCGATCTTTGTCGAGAAGGACATGGCAAGCGCCCGAGTCCTCTGCCAACACTGCAAGACAGAATTGGGCGTGGTCGTCTTGCGCTCTGGATTTGATGTTCTGCCCGACAACGTGATTCAAGCAAGAGTGCTGGCGATTGCCGACCAGCACTTGCCTGCTTGTGCCGGCCACCGAGAACCGCCGAGCACCAAGAAGCCTTAGCAGGCACCGCGAATCGCCAGGAAGAACGGTCTTTCCGATCGCAAGCCGCTCGCCGTGTGGCAGGAGCCAAGTGTTGGTCCGCACCGCCCAAGAACAGTCTCGGGGACGTAATTAAGCCGTCGATGCGTCCTTTGCCATCAAGCAACCTCGGCCACTTTTCCCCGCTCCCAGGCGAACTCCACCCGTTCCACACGCGTGCCCCTCCTGTCTTTCCGCGTCAGTACCGGATGCTCCTTCACCCAGATAATCGCTTGCGAGAAGTAAAGGCCGGTCGCCTTCAGCACCGGCGGGTAGTTCGCGCAATTCGCATACCCACCCCAGATGTAGAACCCACGGCCCGGCGCGAGCACGCGGGCCAGGTTGCCGAACCACGCCGCCAGCAGATCGTCGAACGCTTCATCGGTCACGAAGTCGTTAGCCAGCGGGCGGTCCTTGGCTCGCATCTTCTTGTGGGTCGGCTTCGACTTCTCGGGGTGCCGCTCCAGGTCGAACTTCTGGTGGTGCTTATTCGGGTTGGCGAAGCTGCTGTTGCCAGCGGCGATGGCGTTGTTCGAGCGGGGTTCTAATTTGACGTTGTACGGCGGATCTGTGTTGACCAGATGAATTACCGCGCCGTCGAGCAGCCGGTCGACGTCATCCGGTGTGCTGCTGTCAGCGCAGAGCAATCGGTGATCGCCAAGAATCCACAGGTCGCCCGGTTGCGTGATGGCTTCATCCGGAGGAGAGGGCACGTCGTCGGGGTCGGTGAGGCCTTCCTGCAAATCGCCACCAAGCAACTTTGCGAGTTCGTCCTGGTCGAAGCCCAGCAGTCCGAGGTCGTAGTTCGCCGCCTGCAACTCGCCGAGTTCGATCGGCAGCAGGTCGTAGTTCCACTCCGCGAGCGACGCCGTCTGGTTGTCGGCGATGCGGTACGCCTTGATCTGCTCGGCGGTCAGATCCTTAGCAACATGGACCGGCACCTTCTCGAGGCCCAGCTTCTGCGCCGCCTTCCAGCGGGTATGCCCGCAAATGATTACGCCCTCGGTATCGACCACGATGGGTTGGCGGAAACCGAACTCGCGAAGCGATGCGGCCACGGCATCCACGGCGTCATCGTTCAGGCGGGGATTGTTTTCGTAGGGCTTGATGTCACTGAGCTTTCGCAATTCAATCTTCATAGCCGGATCACTCCTTTGGAAATTCGGACAAACAAAACAAACTGTGCTGTCAATGGCGGCTGTTCCCGCGTGCGTCACCTGTCATATCCGGCCGGGAAGGAACCATGCGGGGGGGCAACGGGGAAACTCGCACCGTGCGGCGACAGGGCGGGCCGGCGGCTGGGGACGGAAACACGTGGTCGCCGGTTGCCGAGAGGACGCGACAGGCGCAAACGTGGGGGCCGTGGGCGGAAACGGGCTAGGCATCGGAACCTCCCGCTTGTACGAGCACGAGAATGCCCGCCTTGATGGCCTCGGGCAGGCGGTCCCAGGCGTCGATGACGCATGCCAGATCGGCGGGAAGAACGGTGCGGGAATCGGCACCTTGAGGCCTCGGCACCATAGTGGGCACCTCGGCCTCTTGCGTTTGCCCTAACTCCGCGTCAGATTTAGGAGTTGCGTCGTTCGCGCTTCGGTCTTCGGAACCGAGGGTTGCAGGTTCGAATCCTGCCGGGCGTATTGTAAACATTCGCGGAAGGGGTGGTGAGGATTGCGCGGCGTTGACGGACGGCGCTGGTTGACCGAACGGCGCCGGCTGACGGGGATGGGCGCCGATGGAGGGAATTGGCGCCTTGGGGTAAGAGGTGTCCGCGTTGGTCTAAGAGGTGTCTCCGGCCGAGGGGCTGGAGGCGGTATCTTGCAGTTCGGCGAGTCGTGCCGGCGAGAGGTTCCAAGGCAGGAAAGGCGCTAGCCCAAGTTCCACACTTGGGCTGATGAAATGTTTTTTGGGGAAGTTTTTTGGTTCGGAAGCGGTTGCCCGGACGCATTCATCTTGCCCGGCTTTACGGCAAACCGCCGCTTGGCGGTCGGCAAACTTTTGCCAAACAGCGAA